CGTTTCAATTCTTGTTGTAGACTCATGATTAGGATTATGAGATCTAATCTCACAAATTCCAATAGCATCTGTATAATTACCATCCGTTCCTGGCAGATTTTCAAGATAAACCTTAATATTTTGCATTAATTCAAGATTAGTAGAAGACTGAGATAGACTAAAATCTAACCTAAAATTGTTACGTCTATTAATGCTGAAACAACCTTCTCCCTCTATAAATCCTAAAAATCAATAAGGAGTTATCTTAATAATTTTATCTTTTAGCATTGTAAAATCAGATCTTAATCGATTCATACCGTTTTTAATTTTCAAAATTTCTTTTAATACATTAGGACTCCGATCAGGGTTAGTGTAGAGCTCAAAAGCTAAAGTAAAATCTCTATAATTAAGTCACTTTGAGCCCTGAAGCGGAAACTGGTCAAAAATATTAATAAGTTGAGCTATATCTTTTAATCTTGTTACAGTAAAAGATGAGTAATTTTTGTAAGATCTAACCTCTCCAAAACCTAATGTTTTATGGATAGAATACAACACATCTATATCATCCTTGTGTAAATTGATCTGAAATCTAAAAGCACAGTTTTTACTAATAGCAATATAGAAAAATCCCTCTGCATCAGTAAAACCACTAAATCATTCATAAAAATTTTTCATAGTAGTTTCTCGAATGCAAGAATCTGATAATTCACATCCATTTGACTTTATTTCTGGGGATAAAGTACTAAACTCTCTCACTAACTGCTTAAATGCAGTAGTATAACTCATCTTGCTTATGGAGTCCTGTAAGCCAAAAGATGGACCGTTTTGATAATAACTGTGGTATATTTTGGTTGATTTGCATCAATGAGCAAGTATATTTTTATATTTAGGTCTACCAATCAAAAATCTATCTTTAAAGATCGTTGACAATGTAGAGCGCTTATTAACTTTCAACGTTGTTAATTAAAGGTTTTATTCTTTAATTCCATATCTTTCAAAATGGTTCAGACTATGTCATCGTTAAAATTTACTTTAAAATAAAACTGCTTCATTAAAAATTAATTAATTAACGGAGGATTCTCTATCATACACAAATATTATTTTCTAATAGGAGCCGCCTATTTAATATAAATTAGGTACGCACTTTTAGTTTTTTTTCTTTAGAAAAAAAGTGCGTGGTTTACTTTTCGCCCTGCTACGCCGAAAAAGACATATTGTGTTAAAAGATAGGAAAATAATACACATAGATAAATTTTATTTTCTAGTCGTTGAACGTTCTTGTTCGGCATCAGCTAATGCTGAAGATCTACTTTTAACAACAAGCTTCGCTTCAAGTTAACTGAATTACTTTACAGTCTTTCTTGAAATTCATCCTCTTTAAGCATACAACTGTGAGTTTGTAAGGTGGACTGAAAAATTTAATCCATTAAATATAAAAGTTTAAATGAAGGAAATGCAATTAAAATTAAAATAATTGCCATGTAATATAATAATTTAGAATAGCTAATAAATTAAATAAAATATAATTATAATAATTTAACTATTCTAATAAAGTAACAATATTATTCATGCTAATTATGAATAACCTAGCTACACGATTATACATTGCAATACAATATTATTCAAAGTAACATAATAAACATAAATCTCTACTGTTCATATTGTAAGTTAATATAAAATATATACACTAAAATTAAAAAAAAAATAGATGCATACTGCAAATATTTTAAGTATTAAATTCGGATCTTTTACTATTCATTCTACTTTGAATAGTACGGATATGCTCGACTCCTACCTTAGAAAGATGAGCCTTAGTTTTAATTATTTCAGCTCCCTCTCGTCAATCTGCGAAATTTAAAGATTTAACACCTTTAATATTATACTTATTAAAAAAAGGTATGATCTTGTGAGTAATATCCTTAATGTTAGTAACTACATAATAATATACAGAATGTCTAGAATCTTTTTTTATTCTACCACAATTAAAAAAAGTTATAAATTTTTCTAATAAAAGCATATCTCTCGAATGTTGAGTTATTGAAAACCCTATATCTGTTCGAGGAATTTCATTTAATTTATTTGCCCGAATAATTAAATAAAAACTTCCATAACCAGTAGTAAAACCAGCCACTCAGTATGGTGAAGGTATATCTTTATCAATTATTAAAGGTCTTTTTACAGCTTCTATATCTGAAAATTTATCTTTTAATTCCTCTGATAAACCTAAATTTAAGGAAGCTTTATATGATAAAATTTTTTTTAAGCCGTCTAATGTCAAATGTTCTTTATTTTTCATTAAACTAACTATTTCTTTAAATAGCATATAATCGGCTAACTTTTGTGTTGTAAGCGGATATTTATCAAAATGAGGAATAATAATCTCAAAAATATCTTTTAACTTATCCACACGGTAAGTACAAGAATCTTTAGAAATTACAATTTTTCCTATATCTTCACCAAAAAATTTTTTAAGATTTAACATAAGATCTAAATCTGTGATATGCACAGTAATTTTAAATCTAGCATTAACACCTCAACCAGTTTTAGTAGAAGAACTTTTTAAGACACTAACAGTAAATGAACCTTCAGCATCTATAAGTCCAGTAACAAATCAAGGATCCATATTAGATTTACTATTAGTTACTTCATTGGTTAAAGTGTTAGATTTAGCTAAACTAGAGTAAGATCTAGATCTTTGCATAAAAATTGGGGTTTTAGAATTAAAAGTATTTTTTTTTTCAAATATATTTATATTCTGAAATTATATATATTCCATAGAGTACACCTTAACATTATCTTATAAAAATATTAGCTAATTAAGCAATATAATAGTTATTAACTAACCTAATGAAATTTTAAGACAATGTAACTACCGTCTACTCGTTGCTCTTTTACAATTGTAACAAATAATTATACAATTGACTTAGATCCGCGATTATCTCCATTTCAAAAATGAAATCTTTCTGACTTGTTACCATACCTGAGTGATTAGTTCAGCCACAAATAACCTTTCGGATATTGCTTGGTATCAGAAATTACTAAGACTTCCCCGGAGTTTGGCAGTTTTACCCAATTATAAGATTTTAATAAATAGGTGTGATGGTTCAAATGAGCTCGATTAATGTCGATTAATTCAGACCCTTTTACTATTTCGGGTTTTTATTCTTTTAATTTTTTTTTATAACAATTTAATTCTACTAATACTATCTTCTGCTAGAATAGCTGATAAATTTATCTTTAACTCTTTATATATGGTTAGCACAAGCTATATAGCTACCTTTAAATAAATTTATACATATAAAAATAATGAATACAAAGGAGGGGAAATTATTTTTCTGAAAATTTATATTTTTCTTTATATATTTCTCCTGATTTAAGATATCTATTAACTGTACTTCCACTTATATTTAAAAATTTAGCAGCTCTTCTAGCAGAAACAAAACTACCAATTAATTTGAAACTTTCTTGATCAAGTTTTTCATAAATATTAACTGAATAACCTCGTTTAGAACTCATTAATAATTTGGTTTCTTCTGAGTGTTTTCTTCCAATAGCTTTTTTCCTCATAAGTTCCTTAGTTTCTTCACTATGAGCTTTTCCATATAATGGATTATTTTCTCTAGCTTTTTTTAAACTCATTAGTGCTTTTGTCTCATCACTCATTTTACGACCATATCAATAAGAATTCTCCCCTGCATTTACTCCCTTTAAAGCTTTACTAATTTTACTTTTAGTTTCTTCTGTATGAATAAAAACATCCGCGTATGCTCCTGCAAATTTTAAGATGTTCCTCGATTTATTCCCTTTTGGATTTGACGAATCTTTTCTAAACCTTCAGGGGTTTTATGAGCTTTATTTCCCATTAAAAAAGCAATTTGTTTAAAGTCTTCAAAATCTTTAACTTTTTCTCCAATTATTTTATTTTTATCAAAGAACGGAATAATTTTTTCAGTTATGTCTTTAATTCTTGTAACTCTAAAATCAATAACTTCACGTGATTTATAAATTTTTCCACAATCAAAGTAAGAAATTAAATTATTCATTAATTGCTCATCTCGGATGTGTTGAGTAACTTGAAACTTTAATTGAACAGCTTCACCTAATTTTGTTAAAGATTTAAAAATAGTAATGTTGAAACAACATTCTCCGGAGGTGAATCCAACTACTCAATGTGGGTCTTTAATACTTTGATCTACAACTAAAGGTCTTGGTATAGGAATAATATGAGGAAATACCTCTTTTAATATCTCCGATAAACCTTTATTCATTGAAGCTTTAATAGCAACAATTTTGTGTAACCCTTCGATTGTAAGATGTTCTTTACGACTCATAATTTCAATAACCATTTTAAAAAGTTTAAAGTCAGCCCACTTTTTAGTAATTAAGGGAAATTTTTCGAAATGAGGAATAATTATATTATTTAAGCTTGATAAATCTGATACTCGATATAGAACACTATTACTAGTATTACTATCAGTAATAGTTCCTACACCCCATACTGATTGAAACAATTCTAAAATCGCTCGATCCTTTTTATGTAATGTAATGCTGAAAGAATTTTTTACATCTCAACCTGTTCTATGTTTAGTACTTCTTTGAATACTAGTTATAAATGAACCTTCAGCATCAGTAAACCCTGTAATTAAGAAAGGATTTAATTTAACTTGTAACTGTTGAGTCGTAAAAGAAGGATAAACAGGATTTAATTTATCCATATAATATTGCTCTCTTTCTGTTAAATTTGCTTTATCACAATATTCTAAAATAGTTAGAGAAAAATTAGAGTAACCATATTTTAAAATAGCCCTACCTATAATAGAATTTGAGAGTCTTCTTAAATATGCAGGATTAAAATAATTAAGGAATCTATTATAAAGATTTTTAGATTGTCCAATATAGAAATCATTAGTTACTTTATTAGTAAACATATAGATACCTGATTTACCTTTATTTTCTTCTAAAATTAATTTTTTTAAAGATAAAGTATCAATATAAACCACCATAGTTTTATTTTTATCTAATGGATTACTAGTATAAATTACTTTAGTCTCTATATTATTTTCATTATTATTATTATTAGTATTAGTAGAATTACTATAAAACCTTGAAAAAGATAAAGGGTTTATAACGTAAAATTTACGTCCCGTCGAAGATAATAAACAAGTCAACAAACATAAATACTTTTATGTTTAACTGGACTATATATTCCCTATTATTATAGGGTTTCACGCGCAGTCTCTGAGGATCCAGCTAGTAATATAAATTATTACTTTGGTTTCCTGCTGATCGTTCATTGTTGCATCCTACCTCCCGGCATAATAAACTACTGGTCTAATATGCGGGAAGGCCGCGTAGGCAGAATTTTCACTGATAATATTTATTAAATATTATAGTATCAAAGGCTTTAGAAGTTACCAGCATATAGTGAAATTTTATTCATAGTTTTTCCAAGTTTATTTAGATGAAAATTTATATCTTTCTTTAAATATTGCCCCTGAATTCATGTATCTTATAACAGTACTCCCGCCTATACCTAAAAATTTTGCTGCTCTTCTAGCTGAAACGAAACTACCTATTAACTTAAATCCCTCTGAAGAACATTTTTCATAGATATTAACAGGGTTTCCGTGTTTTGCACTTATTTTATCTTTAGTTTCACTTGTGTGTTTTCTACCTAAAGCTTTTTGTTTCATTATCTCTTTAGTCTCTTCACTATGAATTTTCCCATATAGAGGATTACTTATACCTGCTTTTTTTAAACTCATTTTTTTCTTGGTTTCTTCTGTGTGTAGACGGCCAAATAAAGCAGATTTGTCCCCAACGTATACTCCTTTCAAGGATGTACTTATTTTTTCTTTAGTTTCTTCTGAATGTTTAAAACCTAAAGAACTCCCAGCTATTTTTAGGATATTATACTGTGGATTTAATTTATCTAAGTAATATTGTTCTCTTACAAGTAAATCAGATTTATCACAATATTCTAATACGGTTACAGAAAAATTAGCATATCCGTATTTAATCAAAGCTCTACTTATTATAAACCCTTTCTTACTTTTTACATAGCTAAGATTAAAATAGTTTCTAAATCTTTTGGACAAATCTGCAGATTGTCCTATGTACGTATCACCTGTAAGTAAATTAGTTAACATGTAAATACCAGACTTACCTATGTTTTCCTTTATAATAGCTTTTTTCATAGAATAAGCATTTTCGTACACTTTAACTAAAGAATTACTAATATCTTTATCGTGCGCGTTAGACTTTACAGACTCG